CCGCTTTGGGCGGTTTTCCAAATTCTTTCGAATCCCGCCTTCCTAATATTTATCGTACCAGGAGGCTTGGCACTATTTTTTCTTTTATAAGAAACAGGTGTCGTTTAAGTCCTATACTTCCAGCATTTGATAACATTTTTGTTAGAAAATGAGAGTAACCACCATGCGGTGGGGATGGTAAGATAATCTTTTTGAGCATATCTACAGGGGTCATTAAATCATATAACTTCTGAATGCTGAGGAGCTCCTCTAGTCTCTGGAAGGTATCCGGAAGACTATTTGGAGATCGAACAGCAGGATGAAGTGGCAGGCGCCAGTTCCATTTCTGGTCAAACGCCTTACCCTTGTATTGCTCTTCAGTAAGAAGAGCAAATACTAACCCTCGAGGTACCGCGTCTGCTCTTGGAATCCAAGATCCTACGGGAACTCCATTTTTAACTCGGAATACAAAAATCGAGGGAACATAATCATGTTCTCTAGATTTCCGAGGCGGAGCCAACTTCAGTAAAGGAGACAATGTTTCCCTTACTAAAGTATGGTAATCCCTTAGGGCTTGTTGAACAAGAGGAAAGTTGGTATAGTTTAAATTTATCTTTTTTGAGATTAACTTACCACCTGAGTTTTTGTACTCGACAGAGAGCAGAGACTTGGCAGACTCTTTATAAATCTCCCAAGCTGACATCTCCCCTACACCGCGGGTTCTAATACCCGTTAACCAGTCTCTATTGATCTGCTCAAGATCAATAGTATTCTTAAACTCCTCAGGAATTGAAGAGTCTATAGAAAGATAATGGTCGGTGAAGGGAATCCACCAATCTGTATATCGAGAGAGAGAAGGTAAATCTCCAATTAAGAGATCAGCCTTCTCCTCTTGACCATACCAACTCTGCCGGGTGAGAATATCTCTATAGATATCTCTCGCCCGTTCTGACAAGAATTTAATAAATGATTCATTCTTTATTAAGTGCTTCTCAGATAACCAAAACTTATGATTTAATAAGTTAGCAAAATTGTATGAACCAGTTAAAACCTGGTACCATGCATGATACTTGCTTAACCCTATTAGCCCAATATCCTTAGACATTGGACTTAGTAGTACAGGTAGTAGAGCCTCTACAAAGAGTGGGACTTTACCCACTCTAAATAGAGGGAGACCTAGAGCCCACCGGGTGGGATTTAGGCCTCGAAGGTAGAAAGATAGAATTTTTCTATTCTTATGTGTATGCCAACCCCTATCCACTAACTTAGAGATAAGCTCCAAGCGAGAAGTTAGGGAATTAGATTGAACTTCCTCCTTTAAAGATAAAGGAGAAATATTCTCAGACCCATAAGCTATCTGATTAGCAAATTGGAAAAGTCTAGCTGACTTCTTACCACTAGTTTCACTAGCAGGAGAGACAACTGACTTTGCTAACCCAATAGGCACAGAAAAATCCTCGCACACCTTCAGATACTCACTAGCTACCTGAGAACAACCTATCACAATATCGTCCCCTAAAACCCGATATTGAGAGAAAAGAGTAACCTCAGAGGTCACTCTATAGGATGCATATTGAACAAGCATATGATGGACGAGGGCAAGAGAAGCCCAGGAGGACAATGCCCCCATGGGTTGCCCCCTGGTATATCTTATATGTTTTTTCCCTTCAAAGGAATAGAACTCGTGGTTAATTGGATTACCTTTAATAGGTAAACCAAAATCGCGATCCGTGAGGAGTAATGACCAACTTTTAGCAACCTCCTTACCAAAAATCACTGAAATCATACGAATGTATAAATCCAGTGAAATAAGGTCGGTTGCTGATTTTAAATCATAAGAAAAATACTCCTTGCAGGTTCCGGCAAAAGACTTAACTGCCGCATTCTGATCGAATGTAGCATCAGCCTCGCCGAAAACTTTAAGAAAGGAGAATAATTTCTCATGCATCGGTAGCATAGCATATTGAGTAAAATAGTCGACCATTGCAAAAACACGGATTTTGCCAGCAGGCTCATATTTGAGGTGAAGTCGACCTAAAAATAGTTCGACTTTAGCTCTATATCGAGTTCTTATCCAATCCGACCAGGGACGATTTATTTTATATATTAAATTATACATTTTTCTTCCACGGTCATCTCCTACCAATGTTAACCAATTTAATAAATGGTTAACTGGTTGTAGACCCCATACTCGGACGGCGGAGCCGGCCGAGAATATGGATTGACCGGGGCAGACACCAGAAGCATTGGTTAATACAGGAAAACGTTTAGGACATAAGTCAGAAACGTCACCTATAATACCATACTTCCGACAAAAATCCCTAAGAAAATTTTCAAACAACATTAAGTTGTTAGTTGAGATCTCTGGTCGGGGGGAGGAGATTGATGAAAAGTCTGGTTCTGAGTAAGGACCTAATATCGCTCTATACATGTTTAAAATAGAGAGCCAGAAACGGATTTGTGGAATAGAAGCATTCAGAAATGCTTGACGGGCGACTAAAGGAAGCCACAAAGGTAGGCCTCCTTTAGATAACCTGATTATCCCTGAGCGAAGCTCAGTGGTATCAGATTTGTCGCCAGCCAAGTATTTCTCTAAAACTAACTTAGTTATTTTTAGACGAATAATGTATCTTTCCAGTCCCTGACTCTTCATGAAATTACGAGAATTTATACAAAAGGAAGTAACTGCTTTTAACAGATTGGGACTGAGACGAACACCTGAGTACGCCGACAGCAAAACTGCATATCGACGTACTATCCTATCCAATTTGGTTGGATGGATAACGACCATAGTATCTTTTAGATCTATAAGTTGGGATAAGGTACTCCTCCAGTACCGGGCATGAAGAAAATCAGCCCGGATTAAAGGGGAAATTTTGTTAAGAGTAGGAGATTTCTTTATATCGTAATCATGAGGCGGTTCATCACCGGGTCGAGCTATGACGCGTAAAGTAGTCTCCATAGTTAGAGCTACACGGGTTAATCGGATGTAGTCCTGTTCAGTTAAATACTGAACAGCACGAGGGTCCATTGGGTCAATGATTGCGTAATGCGTCATAACACGATCCCAATCCATCCCTTCCCAATAGCGGAAAGCCTCAATAGATGGATTTTTATATCGTTGAGGTAGCGTTGGTGAGAAAGCTAGTTTCATAATTAATATTAATTTATTAATACTCATCAGATGAGTTAAGGATCTAGGCCGATAGTGTTGATGTCAATCAACCGTAAAATATCCCCCCTACAGCCAGTGATAACGGCCATGGTTCTTATGTCCATGTGTTGCTTATCCGATGCGGCTGGCTCCGCCACGGCGTTGATCAAGGGGTTCCCCACAGAGCCTAACTATTAGGTAATAGAGATACTTACGTTCCACCATATTAAGAATTCTACCTATCCCATCACTGGGCGGAACTCGGAGTGTCGATCCAGAGGGAGACGAGGGTCGCTGGGAGCAGGATACCATTTCACAATGGTCCTTACTTAAGATCTCAAGGTCGTCGTTTCCGTATGACGACACGTGGGCGGAGCCCTCTTAAGCAAACCCCAGTTGGGGCCGACAACTCTAAAAGAGTCCGTACCCTTCTCCATAAAAGGTAGTCTCCGAAATTCTTAATAGCGAGCAGATTAATGAAGTTACCATGGTAACATGAACACTTCAGCCTAAGCTAAAGATACTATCCTAGTCCAGCAAAGCTGATTAGGTCCCTCTGAGAAGGCTCTCCAGGTAGAGATGCCTAAGTTTCAAGCTAATTGTTACTAACTATTCCCTTAGGCTTCGGAGCTCAGAATCCCTAAGTGGGTAGGGGCGGATACACTGCGTGATCGGGTGACGGCCAAAAGCCGGGGGGGGTTCAACTCCCCCC